AACAAACAGGAGAAGCAATCAAAGAAGTCATCAAGCATTGGGCTTCTCCTCAACCTTCTAGTGAGTTTACTATCAGAATGTCTAATATAGGAAAACCTTTAAGGCAGCTATGGTTTGATAGTAGAAAAACTAATAGCTTCCCTTCTAGGATAACTCCACAGACTTTCATTAAGTTTCTATATGGTCATCTCTTAGAAGAAATAGTTCTAATGTTATTACGAATGACAGATAACAAAGTAACTGATGAACAGAAAGAAGTTAGTCTAGAGGGTATCAAAGGACACATTGACTGTAAGGTAAATGGTGAAGTAGTAGATATTAAGACTGCTTCTAACTTTGCATTTAAGAAGTTTGCTGATAACTCTTTGCATGAGAGCGACACATTTGGTTACCTTATGCAGCTTTCTGCGTATGAGACTGCTGAAGAAACCACTGGAGGAGGCTTCCTTGCTATCAATAAAGAGACAGGAGAGCTTACTGCGTATCAACCAGGAGAGCTAGTTAAACCTAATGCTAGAGTTAAGATTGAAAAAATCAAAGAAGCAATAACTAAAGATACTCCACCCGAACTGTGTTATCAACCTGTAGCTGAAGGTAAGTCAGGCAATATGAAGTTAGCTGTTGGTTGTGTGTATTGCGCTCACAAGCATGATTGTTGGAAGGATAGCAATGGAGGCCAAGGACTAAGAGCCTTTAGATATTCTAATGGCCTAAAGTATTTAACCAGAGTTGCAGTCTTACCTAAAGTAGAAGAGGTTCCTTTGTTATGAATGCTAAGTTTATGAAAAAACTAAATAGAAAGTCTGAAGAATATTGTATGGCATTACTAAAAGAACAGTTGTCAGATGAAGAAGCAGCCAAGGTAACTAAAGCTTCTATATCTAAAACAGAGTATGCCAATAATGATTCTTACTATTATGCTATTGCTATGTCCAGTAAAGGAATGAAGTCTATATTAAAAAGACTTCTTAAAACTAAACCATTAGAATCAATATCATTGATAGATGTAAAAAATTATTGTCAGCAAACAGGCAGAGGTTAATGCAGCGAAAAAGAAAGAAACGTCCACCTGATTTAAGAAGACTTAAAGGTGGGTATGATTCTGCTTTTGAAAGAACCTTACACGCTACAGTCCTAAAAGATTGGGATCATCATGGAGATACTGTTGATTATGTTATTGAGCATAAGTATGAGCCTGACTTTGTAAAATGGTTTGGTAAAAAGAAAATTCTTATTGAAGCTAAAGGAAGGTTTTGGGATCACGCTGAATACAATAAGTATGTATGGATTAGAAAAACATTAGCTCCTAATACTGAATTAGTTTTTGTATTTGCTGATCCTAATTTGCCTATGCCTTTTGCACAAAAAAGAAAAGATGGTAGCAAAAGAAGTCATGGAGAGTGGGCTAGTAAGAATAATTTTAAATGGTACACCTCTGATACCTTGCCTGAAGAATGGAGATCTGATGAACGATTGGAAGAACAGCTTGCCTGAAACAGACATTAAAATAAGTCTAGACGATGAGCCACCTGAAGCTTGGGACAGAGCTTACAATGCAGGTAAACCTAGAGAGTGGGAGGAAAAGAAAGTGGGACATGAAGTTTTTAATGGCTCTATAGTAGAAGATAAAATCAACCCTAGTCATTACAGAACAGATACTATTGAGTGTATAGATGCTATTGAGGCTATGTTAACTCCAGAAGAGTTTATTGGGTATTTGCGAGGAACCATTATGAAATATGATTGGAGATACCCTAATAAGAATGGGATAGAAGATCTTAACAAAGGTCAATGGTTTAGGAACAAACTATTAGCTAAAGAAAAAGAGGCAAAGTTACATGAGTAAAAAGAAATATATCTATGCTGCTGATGTAGTCAGAATAATTGATGGCGATAGTATTGTATTAAAAGCAGATCTTGGCTTTGATGTATGGATAAGTAAATCATTTAGGCTGAATGGTATTGATACTCCTGAATCTAGAATTAATATTAAAAAGTATCCTGAAAGAAAGAGAGAAAAAGAACTAGGTCTAAAAGCTAAACAAAGACTAAAAGTTCTTTGCGGCAAAAAAGTAGTAATAGAAGTAGTAGATAAAGGGAAATATGGTAGACCTCTAATTAATATTTTTACTGGTGAAACAGAAAGAGATATATGTAAAATTCTTATAGAAGAAGGTCTTGCTATTAAGTATCAAGGAGAAAAGAAAACTTACGTATGGGCATGAACTGTTGGTGTTGTGGTGCAGACTTAATATGGGGTGGAGATCACGATATAGATGAAGACTCAAGTTTGTCAGAAGATTACTTAATAGAAACTAATCTTTCTTGTCCTGAGTGTAATGCTTTTGTGATGGTTTATCATTCTAAAGAAAAATAAAACCCCTGTCATTTCGCAATCCACGTTAGGTTTATGGTAAACAGGGGATTTATTTAAAAACGAGACTCAGCACGTTCGACAAGATTAAGTATAACAAAGGAGAACTATATGTCACTATTTAATTGGCTTAAAAAAATATTTACTGAACCTGTTATTAAACAAAAAGCAGAAGCTGTAGTAGAAGAAGTAAAGAATACTGTTTCTGAAGGGATTGATGAGATTAAACATAGAAGAGAAAGAGCTAGAGATGATAAAGGTAGGTTTATTGCTGATGATCCTACTACTGAAAAGAATGAAGCATATAAAGACTAATGGAAATTATATTCTGTCTTGGGTTCTTAAGTGGATACGTACTGGCTAAACTAAGCTAATAAATTTTATTGTCTTGTAGTAAGATACCATCCCATCTTGATATGCAGGTAGCTTCTACATCAAAAGAAGTTTGTATATGCGTTCTTAATTCTTGACACTCATCTATTTGATAATCGCCTGAAAAAGTTTCAAACACATACCAAGTGTGCATAGATATAAGATATAAAACAGTTACCACTTTACTTTATGTGACCAGTATCTAGCTGAAAGCTTAGAAGGCTTTGCATCTTGAGCATTGTGTCTAGCATAGTAAGATCTTTTCCTGGCTTTATCTTTAGCTGTCTTAGGATTCTTACCTGCTCCTCTTACTCCCTGTTGACCAAAGCGTATGGTCTTTACCTTATCTCCTACTTTAGCTACGACTACATGGCTTTTAGTTTTATGCTTGGGAGTTCTTTTAGGTTTGTTATAACCACTAACACCTGCTCTAGCTAATCTAGGATCACGCTTAGACTTACCACCTTTTTTATATTCTTCTCTCATCCTTTCTTCCTATAGGATCTAGTCTTCTTAGCAATGCGTTTAGGCTGCTTAGAATGTTGTTTACCTTTCTTAGTATCTTCTCTTTTCTTTCTAGTAGTGGCTGCATATTCTTTATCGCTAAGTGCTTTAATAGCTTTTTCAGGAAGATACCTTTCTCCTGTTTTAGCACTAGGCTTACCAGACTTAGTACGCCACTTTTGCTTAGTCCAGCTTTTTAAAGATCTTTGTGATTTTTTAAGAGGCATTTTTACGCTTCCTTCTTAGGGCTTCTTTACCACGTTTAGCTATGGCTGCTTGTTGTTTTTTACCAGCAACTTTAGCTCTTTGTTCTAATACAGTAAGTATCTGTATCTTCCTAGCAAAAGGTTTTTTTATATTCTTGACTTTACGAACTGTATCTCTAGCATCTTGAACAGTAGCATATTTGATCCTAACTGTATCTTTAGGATTCTCATCAGTGTAAAGTCTACGTCCTGATCCTTTAGGTTTTTTACCTGTACCTTTCTTTGGATCAGCCATTACTACTTATAACCTCCACCTTTCTTTTTATATTCAGAGGCCAATAACTGCGCTTTTCTCGCACTCCATTGTCCAGGCTTACCACCTTTTGAACCTGCTTTAATCCTATTAAATAGGTTCTTACGCATAGTAGGCTTAGTATAATTACCTGCTTCGTTAACCCTACTTTTCTTTTTCTTTGCTGCTGACTTCTTCTTTGCTGGCATCTTGTTCCTCATCTAATTCTTTGTAGTAAGTAATTATAGAAAGTACCTGACGAATATATCTTTTAATCTCTGCCATATTAATAGATAGATTCTCATACCCTGCAGGACTTACACCATAGTATACATTAGTAGGTGCGTTACCTTCTTTCAAGTCTGTAAGGTACTCATCCATAATAGCAGGAGTTAAGACTCTCCATTCTACAGGTCTGGTATTAATTCTATTAGGAAGTGGAGGATGATATACAGCAGCAGGTTTAGTAATAGTAACTACTTCTACTGCCTTTACTTCAGGTGTATAAGGCTTGTTACCTATTAAGCTGCAGCCGCTACTGGCTACTACTAACAGGAGTGGTAAGAGTTTCAAAGTCATTCAAGACCCCTTTAGTTCCTTTGTTAATAATATTTTCTATAAGCTTAGGCTTTCTTAAACTAAGCATATTCATATTGTGCTTATCAAATTTACTTTTAAGGTTATTAACTTCTTCAAGAGATTTTCTATTTTGTTCTTGTAGTAAATTAATCTTTTGGAATGTAATCTTTTTATCTTCTTCAGCCTGTAATACTTGCTCATTAAGACCTTTAATGCTGTTCTCTAATAGTAGTTGGTTGTCTGCAGCTTGTCTTAACTGTGCAGCCATTTGTTCCTTTTCTGCTTCAGTCTTATCATAGTAGAGTTTAAATGAACCTGATAGAACCACTAATGCTACACCAAGTCCTGCAGTAATTTTCCCCATAAACCCACTCCTACTCGTAGATGAATTGTTTTTTAGAGACTCTTTTAGGGACACAGTACGCTGTAACATTCTTTTGACGATAGTAAGGTCTATCATTAGGACTCCACTTACCTTGCTCTATTGCACTTGCAAATACATTGCACCTATATACATCCCTAAATAACATCCCATTATCTGATACAACTTCTCCTTCTACAACAACTACTAACAAAAATACCATTAGCATTTATATCTACCGCATTTTCTCATGTTACGTTGACGTTCTTTAGCTTGTTCAAGTCTTTGCTTTGCAGAATCTAATCTTGCCTCTTGTAAAGCCTCATAAAGAAACCAACCTGACCAACCTATAAATCCCAAAGAACAAACAATAAAAAGAACAGCAAAACGATCTTTCATTCTTTGTTGTCGTTCTTTGCGTTTTTTGTGAATGTCTTTTAGGTATTGCTGGTGATCTTTTTCTGACTGTTTACGAATACGTTCTGCATCTTTCCAAACATCTGACATCCCCATCATCATCAGGTGGTCTTTAATTTTATTCTCTACAGCTTTGATTTCTCTACGTTTTATAGAGAGATCCATTGCCTCTTTAGGGGTTAGAGGGCGTTTAAGTTTCTTTTTTCTTTCCCAATCATCTAGCCTTTGAGCAGTCGTACCAAACTTTCCTAAGAGTGCAGCAGCCTCTTGAGCGTTAGCCTTGCCTTCTTTAAAGGTTGCAATAGTCTGGTTGATTGCGCTGATTGCGCTAGTGATTGCAGCTAATTCTGCAAACATCTACATTATAGAGCTTCTAATCTTAGACAAAGACGTTCAGCCCTATCTCCTACTTGTGAGTGCCATTTACTATCTCTAGCTTCAGCACCTGCTAAAGACCAGTTGTGATCTTGTAAAGCAGCTATGTGTTTTAAAAACTTACTATATCTAGGTCTACCCAGGTTAAACATCATGTTTACACAGACTTCCTGTACTTCATCAGGAAAAGATTCCCAAGTATCTTGACTAAACAATACTTCACATTCACTAATGGCAATAGCAAGATCATCTTCAAAGACTTCCCATACTCTGTCTTCGCTTACAGGAGTACCTATAGGCATATGACATTCAGGATCTGACTCTAGTATTTTATGACCTACACCAAAAGTAGGCACACCTTCTGAACAAAAGTAAGATTCATACTTAATGCCTTCATCAATTTTTAGTTGTTCAAATACGTTTTGTTTATTCATTAGTTTTATCTGACTTTACTTTGTTAGCCATCGCTGAAGGTACTAATATGCTTCCAGCAACAATCTTTTTAGGATTTTCTTCAAAGAATTCAATGATTGAAGTTACTTTATCTCCATACTGTCCTTTTCGATCAGCCCTTTTTAATTTTTTAAGTAGCTTTTCTGTCTTAATTTCTTTGAAATATTCGGCATACTTTTGATTAATACGCTTAACATCTACTGAACCTGTTTTTATAGCTTCATTAAGTTCTGTTTCATATTGTTTCATAGCGTTATCTAAATTTTTAACTATGTTAGGTACACTTGAATCAGCTTTAATGACAGGTAAATTTTTAGAAGAGCCAAATAAACTTCGTCCTAGTTTTGCTAATCCTCCAACTATAAACTCTTCTCTCTGAGGAGAATCTGTTTCCTTTCTATCTAGTAAAGAAGTTCCTGTCGCAGCTCCTGCTATTCCATATACTTGTATTTGATCATACACTGGATGTTTTTTACCTCTTACAGAAATTTCTCCAACTTTCTTCCCTAAATGAACATTTCCTTTTTTAGTAGGCCTTAAACGAGGTTCTGTTTTTTTCTTTTCATATCTTGTAAGTTCAGCACCTTCAGGAAATTCTGTTCTTAATGAATAATAATGTTGTTTTCCATCTTCAACTGAAACTATAGAAAAATTACTAGAGGGGTTAGGATTAAATCCTTTTGGAACTTTTGTCCATTTCCAACCTGCTTTTTTCTTAAATAAATTAGTTTTTATTTTTCTACCTTCTTTTTTAGTTTCACCTTCTAAAAGTTTTTTAGATACATTTAATGTAGGTTTACCTTCAGAGTTAACACCTATTACAGCTTTAGCAGGAAATTCACCAGTAACATCTTTAGGTGGGCCATCACCCATTTCAAGATACCTACCTCCTGGTTGCTCTCCCATTTTTCCAAGAGAAGCTGAAAATTCTTTATTTGTAGGATCAAATTTTCTTTCAGGTATTGGCGCAATACTTCTAGGGACTTCTTTATCAGATATATCTACAACATATTTAAGTGCATCAGAAACTTCTTTAGCTCCTACTTCTATAAACTCTTTTCCTGCTTTAGCACTTTTAGCAATAATGTTAAGTCCTCCAGTTATAAACCCTAATCTCTGCATGGGATCAGAAGTCATCCCTCCACCTGCAAGTCCTAGTCTTTTAATAGGATCTTCTTCATCTCTAAAAGGTATACCTGCTTGTATGTTATAAGGTAAGCCTGTCATCTTATCTATTCTTTCATCAGGTTCTGGTGCTGCTCTAGGCACATCTACTTCACCACCTACTGCCTTCTTAAGTATTTCTTCTTCTCCATCTACATAGAATTGAGACTTACCTTGATCTAACCGCATCTTAGCGTGTTTACGAGCCGTATTTATTATTTGTTTAGCCATAGGGTCTTTCATATTCCAATTCATTCCTGGTTCCATGTTTTGCATATACTCTATAGCTTCTTTACTTTGTGTAGGAACCA